CAGCGCTCTCAGCCGAGTGATCCTCAAAGCTGTGATCGAAGTCATCGAGCAAACAGGTGAGCTGCCCGGATGGATCGAAATTAAACGGGCCTAGCCAATCCCGCTCACCAGAGGACGGGCAATGAATTTTCTAGAACCGGCAGTACTGCTGGACCAGCAACAGATGGACGTACTTGAGCGAGTGGCGAACAACGCAGGCATCACAGGCGAAGAGCTCATCAGGGAAACACTCAAGCGAGTTCTTGATTCCCTTGAGCAAGCCGAGAAGGCGAATCGCTCGCCGCCAAGCAACGTGTTTCGGCTCCCTTTGAAGCGGTAATACGGGTCCTTTATTGAGGACTGCAAGGCGGTTTGGGTGGTGACACCACCGGTCCTTAATTCGGGACTGAAAGCAGAAAGGGTCATGGGTTCATCCCTCATCAGTTGATGAACGAAGTATTGCCTTGTTGGCGTATCGCCACCACGGAAACAAAAGCGAGGTTTTACGGATGGAAGATTTTCTGCGGGCCTGCCAGAGCGCTGTTCTGGATAACGAGGCGAAAGCCCTGGCGGCAAAGATGGGTGTTCCACACGTAGGCCTGCTGCAGCGCGCCAACCCTGACAACGATGCGCACCACCTGACCGTGGAGCATCTGTTCGGGATCCTTCTGCACACCGGTGACATGCGCCCGCTGATGGCGCTGGCGGAGGAGTTCGGTTTCTCCCTGGTGTCGAGAGTCACCCCTGAGCCGCAAGCCCTCACGTCATCGCTGATCAACGTCGGCAAAGAGATCGCCGACCTGACCATTGCCGTGCACGAAGCGCTCGGCGACAGCCACATCAACCAGTTTGAAAAAGCCCAAATCCGAGTCGAGATCGACCACGTTCGCAAGAGCCTGGACGTGATGGATTCGTCGGTAAAGGCCGCCTGAATCTGAGGCACAAAAAAGCCGACGTACGAGGTCGGCTTTTTCTACAGCGGTAAAGCAAGTGGAGAAGATTATGCACGCACAAACACAGCAGGACAATACCGGACAGGTCGCGACACGTTTTGTTAATTCCGAAAACGTGTCGCGTACCACCATGTCTTCCCGCGAGATCGCCAACGTCACTGGTAAGCGGCACGCCAACGTGAAACGCGACATCACGGCGATGCTGAAAGAGCTGAAATTAGATGTACTCAGTTTTGAGCACATCTATCTGGATGGCCAGAACCGCGAGCAGGTCCAGTACATGCTTGATCGCGAGCACACTGACTGCCTGCTCACCGGCTACAGCGCGCCGATGCGCATGAAGGTGATTCGCCGGTGGCGCGAGCTTGAACAGCAGCAGGGCGCCCGCGAGCAGGTTCTGCTCTATGGCACCAAGGTCGTCGGCGAGATCGCCATCATGGAGTGCTTCACGCGCCTGCTGAAGCCCGCGCCATCTTGCCAGATGGCCATGCTCACGAAAATCGCCCAGAACAACGGGCTCGATCCGAAGTTTCTCCCAGGCTACGCCGTCGACTCTGCACCTGATGCCGCCGGCGGCTCTTCGATGCCCACCAAGTCGGCCACGGCCTTGCTGAAAGACAACAGCATCCGTATCGCGCCGGCGGCATTCAACCGCGCACTGGCCGCCAAGGGCTTCCTCAAACAGCTCCAGCGCAAAAACTCCAAGCAGGAAATGGTCGACTTCTGGTCTGTGACCGAGAAGGGCCTGGCCTACGGCAAAAACCTCACCAGCCCTCAATCCCCGCGCGAGACGCAGCCTCACTGGTACGTTGATCGCTTCCTCGAACTGGCCGACATGATCGGCAAAGGCGGCAAGTAATGGCCCGAGCACGCAACATCAAACCCGGGCTGTTCAGCAATGAGCTGATGGCCGAACTTCCAGCATTCGACCGCCTGTTATTCATTGGCTTGTGGTGCCTGGCTGATCGGGAAGGGCGCCTTGAAGATCGCCCGAAGCGAATCAAGATGGAGCTGTTCCCATGCGATACCTATGACGTGGAGGCTGGTCTTGCCAGCCTTGCCAACGCCAAGTTCATCACGCGCTATAGCGTCGAGGGTTTCAGTGCCATTGAGATCGACAACTTCCAGAAGCATCAGCGCCCGCACGGCACGGAAAAAGACAGTTCGCTCCCCGACAAAGACGGTTATCTGACCGTTAACGAACGCAAATCTAACGGGGTAATAACAGGTGTCTCACACAAGGTTAACGTTAAAGACTCCCAAAATAACGTTAAGGAACAGTTAGAGCCTGTTAACCCACCGTTGGATAACGCCCTGATTCACCGATTCTCTGATTCACCGATTCCTGAAGAAGATCAACACCACTCTCACACCGCGGACGAAGAAACTCAGCCTGATTTCAATCTCGACGCAGGTCCGGAACCTGTCGACCCAAAGACCCCTGTCGAGATGACCCTGGACTGGGTTCCTGACGCCAACCTCCTGAAGACCTACTGTGCTCACTTCGGCGTGCCCGCGGACCTGTTTACGCAGGAGGCCATCGCCCCGTTCACTGCTCACCACGAAACGACCGGTTCCCTGCAAACCCAATCCAAATGGGTATCCATGCTGGTCAAGTGGGTGAAGGACGACAAAAACCGGGCAAGCAATGTCCGCCAGTTTCCGAAACGTGAAACTCAATCCCGTCACACCGGCTTCGCTGAGCGCGACTACACCGCCGGGCTGATCGCTCGGGAGGATGGCACCTATGCGTTCTGAAAAAGTAATCGTGATGCCATCCGCTCAGGCCGATCCGCAAAAGGTCACCGGCATCTGCGAAGACCACGGCCAGTTTCCCCAAGCGGTCAACGTGATCTTCGGCAAGGAGTTCAAGACTTCGTGTCCTGAGTGCCAGCGCATCCGCTTCGAGGAAGAGTTAGCCCGCAAACAGGCCAACGATGCTCAGCTCATTCGCATGCGGATGGCCGAGAAGTTGGGTTCTGCGCTGATTCCGAAGCGATTCGCCTGCAAGACCTTTGACGGTTACGTGGCCGACACCGCCGAGCAGCGTAAGGCGCTGAACACCTGCCGACGATACGCCGCCGAGTTCTCGCAGATTGCGGAATCGGGCCGCTGCCTGTTGCTGTTGGGCAAACCCGGTACTGGTAAGACGCACCTGTCCGTGGCGATCGCCAACGAGATTATGGCCAAGTCGAGCGCAACCGCCGTGTACCGCACTGTCGGCGCTGTGCTCCAGGCAATCCGCGCCACTTACGACCGGATCAGTGATCAGAGCGAAAGCCAAATCCTTTCGAGTCTAATCAGCCCATCGCTGTTGGTCCTCGACGAGATCGGCGTCAGCAAGGAAAAGCCCAGCGACTTCGAGTTGACCACGCTGTTCGCCATCATCAACGGCCGTTACGAGGAGCAACGCCCGACGGTGATCGTTTCCAACCTGGAAGCCACGGCACTGCCGGCGGCCATCGGCGAGCGTTGTGCAGATCGGTTGCGGGAGGGCGGGGTGATCGTCATTCCGTTCGAGTGGGAATCTCAGCGTGGCAAGGAGGGTTTCTGATGAATCCACTATCTGAAATTCCGAAATCAGTAATGACCTTGGCCTGGACCATGTTCGGTTTCGCCATGGGTATTTTCTGCGTCCTGATCACAATGGCGGTGTCGTCATGAGCGACAAGATCAGCGTCAACAGCCAGGCCAAGCTCACCGAGGCAATCACCAGCCTGACCACGATGTTCAAGGACAAAAAGTTCGTGGTGGTCTCGCTGCGCCCGGGCGAGGATCGCACGCTGGATCAGAACCGGTTGTGGTTCGGGATGTATAAGCGCATCGCGGAGATGACTCAGATAGGCGATGAGGCGGACGCCCGCCGGTACTGCAAATTGCACTTCGGCGTGCAAATCCTGCTGAACGAGGATGCCGGGTTCCAGGCCGAGTGGTACCGGGTGATGCGCCATCTGCCCTACGAAGCGAAGCTGGCCATGATGGGCGAATGCCATTTGTTCGGCCCTGACGGCTTCCCGGTGACCAGCCTGTTCAATCGCGCCCAGGGCATCCAATACACCGACCGTATGGCCACGTTCTTCACCGGCCAAGGCGTGGTGTTCACCGACTTGCTCAGCAAGGAAGCCGCATGAAGCGCACCCCACTACAGCGCAAAACTCCGCTCACGTCCGGCACCCCGCGCCGGAGGCGTTGCCCGTCCTGCCGAGTGATGTTCACGCCTGCGCGCGACGCCCAAGCGGTGTGCGGGGAGATCGAATGCGCCATCGCTCACGGGCAGTCAGAGAAGGGCCGGGAAAGCACACGTAAAGCCCTGGCGGATGTCGAGCGCCGCGAGATCAAGGTCCGCAAGGAAAAGCTGAAAAGTCGGGCCGAGCACCTCAAGGACACTCAAATCGCATTCAACGCTTGGGTGCGCGTGCGGGACGCCGAGTTGCCGTGCATCAGTTGCGGCCGGCACCACCAGGGCAAATATGACGCCGGGCACTACCGGACTGTCGGCAGCAACCCTGCGCTGCGCTTCGAGCCGCTGAACTGCCACCGCCAGTGTTCACCATGCAACACCCTGCTTTCCGGAAACATCGTGAACTACCGCATCGAACTGGTGAGGCGGATCGGCGCCGAATTGGTCGAGTGGCTGGAAGGCCCGCATGAGCCCAAGAAGTACACCGTGGAAGAGCTGAAGGCGATGACCGCCGGCTACCGGGCAAAAACAAGAGAGCTGAAGGGGAGAGCAGCATGACCTATCGCAACGTTGTTTCAGCAGTCGTTCGAGCGCTGGCCGCCGAAACCATCAACTCCGCAGGCGGGTGTGAATTCGAGCCGAAGGTGCAGTGCGCGAAGCAGAAAGGGGAGATCGTCGGCAAGGAAGCTGCATTCCTCACCGACTGCTGGGTGTTTGGCCGGTTGCACAAATCGTTGTCTGCGGCGCACTGGCGGGCGCTGGTGGCAAAATTCTCGACTCACACGGACCGAAAACACGCCGCTATCGCCGAGTTGACGAAGGTAATGCGCTCGCCGGCGCCAGATCGGTTCCTGCATTGCGCCGTGATCACTTGGGCGTTGCCAAAGCTGCCCGGCGTGGACGGAAAGCGCTCAACCAATGTGCTGCCCGCAGGTTGGTATGAGATGGACAACTGGTCGAACGAGCCGCACCCCATTAAGACGCAAGAGCGGTGGCGCCGCGATATCCGCAAGGCGCTGGAGAGTAGTGTGGACTTGGCTCTGATCGAGGCTCAGCACATTCTCGAACATGAAGGCCTTGTGATGTCAGAAGTTGCTTGACTGGCATTGAGCCAATGAGCCATTATCGACCCATCCTGTCATTCCTGCGTGTGTAGGAGTGCGCCGAGAAAGCCTCGCCAGAGAAATCTGCCGGGGCTTCGTCGTCTTCGGCTTAGGAGAAAGCTATGTCTAGAGCTCAACGACGACACGACACACGCCGCATAAAGGCTCGACTCGAGAGAAACCAGAAAACCAAAGACTGGGAAGCTACTGATCGAGACGCGGGCGTTTTCGCAAATCACGGCAAGGTCTGCTCCTGCTGGATGTGCTGCAACCCAAGAAGACTTGGTGAACTCACCGTGCAGGAGTTGCGAGCAGATCACCCCATTCAAGAATGACGTCAGAGCCCAGCCATCGCGCTGGGCTTTTTGTTATGCGAATACCGAAATGATCGTAAGGAATTGCGCAGCTACCAGTGCAATCAGGCGATTGTTCGGCCACGGCGTTTGACAAGCTACGGCCTTGCCGCCTATACCTAGTTGAAGCGCTACTCGCCGCCGTAAGTAAGTGGCAAGAACAACCAACGCCAACTGCCCGCACGTGCGGGACCAATTTCAAAGCCTCGCCATCGTGCGGGGCTTTTTCGTTTTCAGCCCCACCACACCACTGCTCTGAGTTGGGAGTGCTGCGGGAGCTGATTCAAATCCACTGTAGCCAGGGCAGCCTCACGGAAGGCCTGGACACTGATAAGCCGGCAAGTGCAGTGCTACGACAAAACACCGGCAGCCCGAGCATCCAGTTCTGACAGTGCTTTCTGGGTGGCTCGAGACTGACACAGCGAGATCGATGCAATAGGGTGTCGACGCTGCGAAGGTCTTTGGCGGACAGCGGGAAAGACTGCGCAAACATTCAAGGCCTCGCCAATGTGCGGGGCCTTTTCGTTTCGGACATGCCCACGGAGTCGAGCGCATGGAGCTTCTCTACCGCCTGCTCGACAGGCTGGATACATGGTTCACCGCTGGATTGTTGGGGGCGATCGCTGCGAGTTGGTGGCACCGGGACGACCTGGTTGATCGAAAGGCCTGGGTGATCTTCATTTTCTCCGGTGCCGCTTGTGCCCACTACCTGACGGGATTGGTCAGCACCTACCTAGGCGTGGTCGAGCCTCGCAGCGTTGCCGGTATCGGCTTTCTGCTAGGAACGTTCGGCGGGTCGCTTATCGCGGCAATCACCCGAGCCATCAAAGCCGCTGACCTCTGGGCGTTCATCCGCCAAAGGTTCGGGGGAGGCAACCCACCATGAATTACGAATTGATCAACTCTATCGCCGTCGGCCTGATTTCGATGTGGGCCACCTGGTGCGTGCTGAGCGGGAAGGTGAGGGACGGAATCCTCGGAAAGCTGATCTATTCGACGATCGCCATCAGCGGTTTCGTGGTGATGGTTCGGAGCCAGAACATCTTCTTTGGCCCGACCACTGCCGGGCTGACCCTGCATGTTTCCCTGGCATTAGCCGGTGTCCGTCACATCTTCATGGTCACGTACTGGCAGCCGGTTAAAGCCTGGCTTTGTCGAACGCTGAACTGCGAGCACTGCATAGGCTGCGACAAAGCGCCGGGCGGGATAGATCGGCGAAAATCGTAAGCTCCGTTACGCGACTGCGTTACGCGCGTGAGTGACACAATAGGATTGAGTAGATACGTATCTAGCTGCTTTGGCGAAGTAGAATCAGGAGACACGAAAGGAGAGCGCGTCTTGCAAATCGTCACCAACGTTCGGAAAAGCAAATCCCATCTAACAATTTTGAAGAATATTCTTGAGCAATATGACGATATCGTCATTTGCTCCGGCTGGATGAAAATGTGCGGCCTTGGCGAGATACTCCCGATGATTGATAGGGCTATTTCTAGAGGGGCGAGGATTGCCGTATACACCAACACTTCGCATGCCGAGGTTGGTTGTGTGGAGGCGTTACAAGCAAGGCCAGGCCTCACTCACTCGAACGTGGCAACTCCTTACCTCCACACGAAGCTTTACTACGGCCGCAAGGGCGAGTCATTCATTGCCATGGTCGGCTCGGCGAACATCACAGCTGGTGGGCTCTGGAAGAATGAGGAGCTATCTCAGGTTTTATCTGGACAAACCAGTGACGCAATCCATGCCCAATACGCGGCTTACATCAAGAGGCTTTCTGGGCTTATGGCTGCGTAGCGGATGCAAGACCTGCCACAGGGCACCGTCGTTGCCATCCCGCATGGTTAGACGCAAAACGAGACGGCACGAATGGTCGGGTAGGTGTGCCGCAGGTGAGTGCGGAACATCTTGGTGCTATTTTCTGCGCTCGATTGTCTGAGTGTGAGAGAAGCGATGTCAGTAACATTAGAGCCTCTTGTAGGAAGCGATATTCCAGAGACCATGCGAGCGCCTGATGTCAAAACTGTTTGGGCGGTTATGGCAAATGGCACTGTTATGAAGTACTTCTACTCAAAGGATGAGGCGCTTGGTTTCGCGGCACACCTTGAGGAGTTGGAGGAGGCGCGGCGACCGTCGTTTAGTCGCGGACCAGGTATGTGAATCACAGACCCAGCCATAGCGCTGGGTTTTTTATGTTCGTCAGACCAATAAAGAAGGGGGAGGGATGGGCAGGCCACACCCTCCAGAGTCATTGCTCGACCTTTCTGAACTCTCCGACTTCGGCATACGCCTGACACCAGCGCCAGAAGTGTGGGAATGGCTCCAGGCTGAGATCCTTGCCGACACCGGCAGCATTCACAACGAAGACCATGCCCACCTGCTGGATGC